TGGAGGCACGCACCCAGACGGGGGGGGGGACTAAGTAAAGGAGGAACCGATGACCAAGATCATGATCCTGATCGCCGGGCTGATCGTCGGCTGCATGGCCGGGATCCTACTGATGCTGGTGCTGATCAGCCTTTGCATGAGGGAGTTCTGGAAGGATGGCAAATAGATGGCAGTGTACAGATACCCGCAAGAGGTCCACGACCTGGTCAAAGAGTGGGCCCCAAAACTAAGAGACCGCGAGCTGGCCGCCCTGGTGAATGACAAGTGCGGCACCAGCTTCACCGATCAGAGCATGAAGGCCTTCCGGGGCAATCACGGCTACCGGAACGGCATGAAGCAATGGACCGGCGCGGAATACTGGAAATACCAGACCAAGTACCCCCAGGGCATGTACGAATACATCCGGGACAACTCCTGGGGCGTGAGCTCGAAGGAGATGGCCGAGCGGGTGAAGGAGCTCTTCGGCTATGAGATGACGCCCACCTGCATGAAGCAGTTCCGGCAGCGCCACGGCATCAAGTCCGGCGTGACCGGCTGGTACCAGAAGGGCCACCCACCGGGAACCAAGGGCAAGACGATCGAGGAGATCTGCAAGCACGACCCGGAGAAGCTGGCCAGAGTCCGCTCCACCCAGTTCAAGAAGGGCGAGCGCCCGGTGAACGAACTGCCGGTCGGCTCCGTCGTGGTCAACTCTGACGGCTACAAGCTCCGGAAGAAGTCCATGGAGGGAACGCTCTGGGAGCGCTGGGAGTTCCTGCACAGGGCCGTCTGGGAAGAACACAACGGCCCGATCCCTGAGGGCATGGCCGTGACCTTCAAGGACAGCAACAAGCTGAACTGCGACATCAGCAACCTGATCCTCGTGACGAAGGGCGAGAACTGCACCCTCACCCGTCTCGGGCTTCGCTTCGAGGATCCTGAGCTCACGGAGGCAGGCCTGGGCGTCGTCAGACTGAAGCAGGCCATCAGCAAGAGAAAACGCAAGAAAAAGAGAGGAGGCAACACATGACAAACACGAAGCTGCTCCGCGAGAAGATCGACGCCAGCGGCCTGAAGCTCAACTACATCGCCAGCCAGCTCTGGATCTCTCCCAAGGCGCTGACCATGAAGATCGAGAACCAGACCCAGTTCAAACCGTCAGAGATCAAGAAGCTCAGCGAGATCCTCGGCATCGAGACAGCTGAGGAGCAGGCACTTATTTTTTTAAGCTAAAGGTAGAAAAATTTTCTACGAAGGAGGCCACAATGGCAAGAAGCAACGAAGCTCCGGATCTTACGATGCTGGCGATGGCTGCCTATGACGCGATCCGGGAAAGCATGGAGGACACACATGAGAAGAAGACACACATGGAAGGAGAACCTGGTCAGCGCGGCGATCGGCTGCGTGATCGGCGCCCTGGCGGGCACAGCACACTGGCACAGTGCGACGGAGTACCAGCGCCAGGCTGCCGCCTCATTGCAATCTGAAGAGGCCCCGGTGATCCTGGCCACCTACTCCGAGCCGATCGAAGAAGAGACCGAAGCGCCCCTCGTCTACGAGCCGGAGCCATACAACGACCCGGAGATCCCCGACGAGATCGAGGCCGCTGCTGAGGCAGCCGGTGAGGCCTACGGCTTCGAGCCGGAGTTCCTGGAAGCCGTCGCCTTCTATGAGAGCACATACAACACCCAGGCCGTGAACGGCGGCTGCTATGGGCTGATGCAGGTCAGCACCTACTGGCACGCGGACCGGATGGAGCGGCTGGGAGTCACCGAGAGCCAGATCTGGGAGGCAGGCCCGAACATGATGGTCGCGGCCGACTACCTCCGGGAGCTCTTCGGAAGACACTCGGATCCCTACTGGGTGCTGATGACATACAACGGAGACAGCAACGCCGACGCCTATCTCGAAGGCAAGACAAGCCCGTCCGAGTATGCGCTGCTGGTCCAGGAGCTCACCTTCGAGCTCAGGAACCGGCACGGCAAACTGTAAAGGAGGTGAACTTCATGCCGGACATGAAAAAAGGGCCCTGACCGAAGCCAGCGCCCAAGGACACACTCAACATTATACCAAATAAGGAGGACATACACAATGAAGATCACTATCACGTTTGACTCTCTCGAAGAGTTCAAGAAGCACATCATCGGAGTGCCGGAAGCGGCACCCGCCCAGAAGGCCCCAGAAGGCCCTCAGAGCGACGAAGAGCCGAAGCCTAAGAAGAACCCGAAGAAGGCAGAAAAGCCTCAGGAAGAGGACGCTGGCCAGCCTGACGAGGCTCCTGCTCCGGAGGTCTCCGAAGACTTCCGCGTGGAGGTCCGCAAGACCCTGGCAAAGCTCAACAAGAAGGTCGGCAAGAACATGGCCAGCGACCTGATCAAGGAGTTCGGAGTCGAGAAGCTGACCGAGGTCGCCCTCTCAGATCTCCCGGCTCTCATGGATAAAGCAAAGGAGGCCCTCAATGCCGAGTAAACATGCCAAGCTGCCGCCGAGCAGCGCGGAGAGATGGATCAACTGCCCCGGCTCCGTCGCCCTCTCGGCCCAGCTCCCGCCTCCGGGCTCCAGTCCCTACGCTGACGAGGGCACCCTGGCCCACGCGGTCGCCGAGCTGAAGCTGAGGAGAAACATCGGGGAGATCACCCCGAAGCAGTATGACAAGGAACTGGCCAAGCTCCAGGAGAACGAGTACTGGTGCGGCGAGATGGACGAGGCCACCGACTTCTACGCGGACACGGTCATCGAGCACCTGGCCGCTGCCGGATCCGACGCGGAGCTCATGATCGAGCAGCACTTCAGTCTCGACAAGTGGGTGCCGGAGTCCTTCGGAACCAGCGACGCCGTCGTGATCGGCGGCAGCACGATCGAGGTCATCGACCTGAAGTACGGCAAGGGCGTCAAGGTGAACGCCGAGCACAACGCTCAGCTGAGGCTCTACGGCCTGGGCGCTTCTGCCCTCTTCGGCGACCTCTACGACTTCGAGACGGTCCGCTACACGATCATCCAGCCCCGCCTGGATCACGTCAGCACCGAGGAGGTCCCGCTCTCCGAGCTCCTGCTCTGGGCTGAGGAAGACGTCGCGCCCCGTGCCATCATGGCGCTGGAGGGTACCGACTACATGGCCTGCGGTGACTGGTGCCGCTGGTGCCCGGCCAAGGCAATCTGCCGCAAGCGTGCCGAGTACAACCTGGAGATCGCGAAGGACGACTTCAAGGCTCCCCCGCTTCTCACTGACGAGGAGATCGGCGAGGTCCTGGGCCGTGCCGACTCCGTGAAGAAGTGGGTCGAGGACATCCAGGCCTACGCCCTGGAGCAGGCTCTCGCTGGGAAGCACTTCGACGGCTGGAAGCTGGTCGAGGGCAGATCCATCCGCAAGTACGCGGACGACCTCAAAGTGGCCGAGAAGCTCGTGGCCGCTGGCTACGACGAGGCGATGCTCTACGAGCGCAAGCTCTACGGCATCACCGCCATGGAGAAGATCGTCGGCAAGAAGAAGCTCACGACGACCCTGGGCGACCTGCTGATCAAACCGGCAGGCAAGCCGGTCCTGGTCCCGGAGAGCGACAAGCGCGAAGCAATCAACACGACAGAGGCCGCGAAGGCCGACTTCAACAACACAGACGAGGATCCGGACGCGATCCCGTTCAATTAAGGAGGAAAGCATGGATCAGATCACCATCACAAGAGAAGAGTTCAGGGAAAAGATCATAAAGAACCCGGAGAGCTATGGCATCGTGCGCGCTATGCGTAAAGACCCGGAGAAGACGAAGGGCCACGAGATGCAGGTATTCCTCGAAGAACTCACGCTGATGATGGCCCTCAGAGAGATCGAGATGGATCTCTTCGGGCCGGAAGAATGAGCCTCTTCGACCGCGGCGAGTACGCGGCAGAGCAAGCATACCAAGAATATTTATATGAGCAAAGGAGAAAAAAGATCATGAGTACAAAAGTTATCACCGGAAAAGTCCGTTTCAGCTATGTGAACATCTTCAAGAGCCGCGCCTTCCAGGCTGGCCAGGACGCCAAGTACAGCGTGTGCCTGCTGATCCCGAAGGAGGACAAGGCCACGATCAAGAAGATCAAGGCAGCCATCGAGGAGGCCGTCCAGGAAGGCATCGCCTCCAAGTGGGGCGGAAAGAAGCCCGCGAACCTGAAGCTCCCGCTCCGTGACGGAGACGACGAGAGAGCCGACGAGGCTCCGGAGTACGAGGGCATGTACTTCCTGAACGCCAACAGCACCCAGAAGCCCGGCATCGTCGACAAGGATCTGAACGAGATCCTCGACCCGGACGAGGTCTACTCCGGCTGCTGGGGCCGTGCCTCCATCAACTTCTACGCCTTCAACACCAACGGCAACAAGGGCGTCGGCGTCGGCCTGAACAACATCCAGAAGCTCAAAGACGACACCCGTCTGGGCGCTGCCCGCGCCTCTGCCGAGTCCGACTTCGGCGACGGCTTCGAGGATGACGAGGACGACGACTTCTAAGGAGGAGGAAACAGATGCACAGAGTAATGGGGATAGACATCGAGACCTACAGCTCCGTGGATCTGGCCAAGGCGGGCGTCTACGCCTACACGGAGGCGCCCGACTTCGACATCCTGCTGATCGGCTACAAGTACGACGACGAGGACGAGGTCCATGTGATCGACACGCTGGCGGTCGACCGGGACTTCGACGAGGAGCTCTACGAGTTCCGCCAGGCGCTCACGGACCCGTCCATCGTCAAGACAGCCTTCAACGCGAACTTCGAGCGGACGTGCCTGGCCAAGTGGACCGGCGCGGCCATGCCTCCGGAAGAATGGCGCTGCACGATGATCAAGGCCCTCACTATGGGCCTGCCGGGCAACCTGGCAGACGCGGGCATGGCGCTGGGCCTTCCGGAGGACAAGCTGAAGGACCCCCAGGGCAAGGCCCTGATCCAGTTCTTCTCTAAGCCCTGCAAGCCAACACGGACGAACGGGCGGCGGACGCGCAACCTCCCGGCACACGACCCGGAGAAGTGGAAGCTCTTCATCGCGTACAACCGGCAGGACGTCGTCACGGAGCAGGAGATCCTGAAGAGGCTGGCAGTCTATAAGATCCCGGACTCGGAGCAGGCGCTCTGGTCTCTGGATCAGCACATGAACGACAACGGCGTGAAGCTGGACATCCCGATGGTCGAGAAGATCGTCGAGTATGACACCCAGCGGCGCCAGGAACTACAAGAAGAGGCCCAGACCATCACGGGCCTCAGCAACCCGAACAGCCTGGCCCAGCTGAAGAAATGGCTGGCCAGCCAGGGCGTCGAGATGGCCAGCGTCACGAAGGACACCATCGCGGAAGCGCTGGCCGGAGATCTTCCGGAGAACGTCCGGAGGATGCTGGAGATCCGGACGGCCCTCGGCAAGACCAGCGTGGCCAAGTACAGCACGATGCTGACGGCCGTCTGCCAGGATCACCGCCTTCGCGGGATCCTCCAGTTCTACGGAGCCAACCGCTCCGGGCGCTGGGCTGGCCGCCTGGTGCAGACGCACAACCTCGCGAAGAACTCGCTGCCGGATCTCGATCTGGCCAGGGAGCTCGCCGCTGCCGGTGACTTCGACACCATGCAGACCCTCTTCGGGGAGACGGCCTTCGTCTTCTCTGAGCTGATCCGGACGGCCTTCATCCCTTCGGACGGCTGCCGCTTCGTCGTCTCAGACTTCGCGGCGATCGAGGCCAGGGTGATCAGCTGGATCTCCGGCGAGGAGTGGCGGCTGGAAGCCTTCCGGGCCGGGAAGGACATCTACTGCGAGACGGCCAGCCAGATGTACAAGGTGCCGGTCGTCAAGCACGGCGAGAACGGCCACCTCAGACAGAAGGGCAAGGTCGCCGAGCTGGCCTGCGGCTACCAGGGAGGCATCGGAGCCATGAAGCGCATGGACAAGGGCGGAACGATCCCGGAGGAGGAGCTTCAGGCCGTCGTGGACGCCTGGAGAGCTGCCAACCCGAAGATCCCGAAGCTCTGGAGGACGTGCGAGCTGGCTGCCAAGACCGCGATCGAGGAGCACCGGACCGTCCGGATCGCTCACGGCATCGCCTTCAGCTACATCAACGGCAACCTCTTCGTCAAGCTGCCAAGCGGCCGGAAGCTCTGCTACTGGGACACCCGGCTGAAGCTGGACCCAAGGGACGGCCGCGACCACATCGTCTACATGGGTGTGAACCAGGAGACGAAGCAATGGGGAGAGACTGAGACATACGGCGGGAAGCTGGTCGAGAACATCGTCCAGGCGACCGCGAGGGACTGCCTGGCCGTGGCCATGACACGGGTCAGCGAGCTGGGCTACAAGATCGTGATGCACGTCCACGACGAGATGATCGTCGACGTGCCGAATGAAGACAAAGAGGCCCCGGCCGTGATCAACGACATCATGGGCCAGCCCATAGACTGGGCGCCGGGCCTGCCACTAAAGGGCGACACCTACGAGACGCCCTTCTACAAGAAAGACTAAGGAGGACACACATGGAAATCTTCGAGACTATGCACAGCATTGACGTCTACCGGAAGACGCTCACCAAGACCACCGAGATCCAGACCGGCGACCAGATCCGCGTCGGCCACTACACGGCCACCTGCCAGACGGTCACGCCGAAGGGCGCCCTCTTCCTGCTGGATCAGTACCTCGACGAGGCCTACCCGATGAACAGGAAGAACACCAACAAGGGCGGCTATGAAGAGAGCGACCTCAGGGAGACGCTCAGGAGCAAGGAGATCCTCGACCTCTTCGACGACTGGGGCGACCGGATGGTCCCGTTCGACAACGGCGACCTGCTCCGGATCCCCTTCTTCGGTGAGATCTTCGGCCAGGAGGACGCGGAGTACTTCGAGCCGGACGGCTGCGAGCAGTGGGAGCTCATGAAGGACCGGAAGAACCGGATCGCCTTCCGGCAGAACTGCTGGGAGTGGGGCTGGCTCCAGAACAAGCGGAAGGGCTCAGCGACGTCCTTCGCCACTGTCCTCTACAGCGGTATTGCGTTCTCCGCCACCGCCTCGCCCTCCTATGGCGTGCGCCCGGCTTTCCTTATCAACTGATCATAAATCCCGGGGGCCCTGCGCCCCCGGAGGATCTACCCATAAACAAGCAAGGAGGAACCGATGGAGAATATTATCTCTTTTACATTCAACGA